GAATCTATTATTGATGATGATTGGTAATTTTTAGACGCAAAAAATATAAATAGTTTAAATTAAACTTAAGGTGTTTATATGTACACATACAATATTAAAGAAGTTATTAAAATTTATGATGGGGATACTATCACAGTAGTTTTAGATCTTGGATTTGGAATAACTAAAAAAGAAGTAATTCGTTTATACGGTATTGATACTCCTGAACTTAGAGGCGAATCAAGACCACAAGGGTTGATTTCTCGTGCCAGATTAGTAGAACTTATTGAAGAACATAAAGACACACTTTATATTAAAACATATAAAGATAAAGCAGGAAAGTATGGTAGAATGTTAGGCAGTATTATGTATAAAGATGGTGATAAATCACTTAATGAAATGCTTGTCGATGAAGGATTAGCAGTAGAATATTTTGGTGGGAAAAAGAAAAAATGAAATTTAAATCGTTTGTAGATGAATTAGCATTAAGAGAGTCTTTATCAGACACTGTATCTGAAGAATTGAAAATTAAAAAGAAAAATTGGAAACTAGAAATACCTGGGTATGAAGTGGATGTTAATGACAAAATACAACACTCATTGCTTCAAAGAGCACAACTTAGAACAAGAGTACCTCTTAAACAAGTACAAACAGCAATGCAACATGGATTAGAATATATTGTTAAAAAAATAGATAACAAAAAACTTACTAATCGTACTATGGTATCACTTACATTTACAAAATCTGATTTTAAAACATTAGTACTTGTTAATCCAGACGAAAAATATCTTAGAGTATCTACAATTATGAATACAGATATGCCAACTAAAAAAGATATTAAATGGAATCTTAACGAATTTCAAGAAATATTTTGGCCGTTAGAAATAAATAACAATGAGACCTTTGCATTTTCTTGTGATGTCGATGTTTGTCCTGGTACTACATTTTTAGCTGAGCCAGCACTTTTTGAAAACACACATGAAATATTTCAACAAGAAGACATAGAAAACTTTAATTTTAGTATTTAAAGTTTTAAATATTTAAGTGTTCTTTAATGTAATTTTTGTTATAATATTTCATTAAAAGGAACATCTTGAAAATAATTTTACAAAACATTCCACAATTTAAAATTGAATTAATAGTGAAAGAGGGTGAAAAGCATCTTTGGAAAAAGTTTGCACCTTATCACTACATGACCGCTAATAAACCACACGATAAAACACTACCTAATGGTGCTAAATTTTTTACTTTTTATTGGACAAATAATAACACAGAAATTTTAGTTGGTTGTATAGGTGTTATGTTTCAAATTGCATCATATCCTGCTAAACGATTAACTAGAACTATTGTACTTCCTGAATTTCAAGGATTAGGTATTTCTTCAAAAATGATTAATAGTATTAGTGATTTTTATACTAAACAAGGATTTAAAGTTTATGGTGCTACATATCATCCTAGATTAGGAGAATATAGAGAAAACTCCAAAAATTGGGTTGCTGGACACTACAATCAAAGAGAATTCAAACTATCAAAAGACCATAATGAAAAATCTATGGCTGGGTTAAGAGATGGTGAAAAAATGTATAGACATTATTACACACAAACATTAAATTATGATTTACTGTTTGATCCTATAGAATTACATAATTTAGAAAAAGAAATTAAAACATTAGAAAAAGACATTACTTCTGAAAATTTAGATGAGTACAAAACACTTCGTAAAAAACTTAATAAGATTTATAGTATAATACATAAAGTTTTACCACCACAAAAAGAACTATCTGTAGGTTCACTAAGTGATAAGGATAATAAAAAGTACAAACAACAAAATAAACGAAATAAACGAAAAGTACTTACACGAGAAGAACGACTTAAACTCAAAGCACTTAAAGCACTTAAAACATAAAGGAAATTTAAATGAGGTCAGTAACAGAAAACAACTTCCGAAAAGAAGAATTTAAGGGTAAAGACCCTTTGGGTTATGAGTTTAGAGAAGATGGTGCTATTGTTAGAAAGGACCGTTGGGAAATGGCATGAGAATAATTGCTTCAATTTTAATTGAAAGTGATTACGAAATAGAAGATGTCATAAATAAAGTCAAAGAACTTAACAAACTTAAATAATTATACTAAAGGACACTAATGACGGTTAAATTAGAAGAGTCTAAAATTACTAAAGAAATATGTGATATGTTTACAATAGAATATCAAAAAGAATACACATTTAATGAACATATTCTTGATATAGATTTTGAATTTAATATTGGTTTTATAACAGGTCAAAGTGGTAGTGGAAAATCACTATTATTGAAACGGTTTGGCAAGGAACAAGAAATACAATGGTATGATAATGAAGCAGTTTGTTCGCACTTCAAAAATACAAAAGACGCTATTGATAGATTACAAGCAGTTGGGTTTAACTCTGTACCCCAATGGTTATTGCCTCGTAGAATATTATCACAAGGGCAAGGGTATCGTGTTGATTTAGCAAGAAGTTTAAAATCTAATATGGTTCGTGATGAATTTACAAGTACTATAGATCGAAACACAGCAATGGGACTAAGTAACTCTATACAAAAGTATATTAGAAATAAAAATATGGTAAATGTAGTGTTTGCAGGTGTACATCAAGATGTTATACCTTATTTACAACCTGATTGGATTTATAACACAGATGAAAAAACACTTACTATAAACAAAGACCGTTTCAATATGGAACTAAAAGAAAATAAACCACATTTTATGATAATAAAGGATTAATAATGAATTTTTGGGATAAATATAAATTTGCGTTAGATGGGTCTCACTTTAATTACAAAGGTAGATATAACGAAAAGATTCCTGTACACGAAATGGATAACGATGATATTAAAAACTTCAAAGCAGTACTAACAGAAATTAGTGAGGAATTAGATATGGTTATAGAACCATATTATGATGAGGATTATGATTATTGGTTAGCAGGTATGTATATAGACGAATCTACAAAAGTAGCAGATTTAATGACACAAAAAGGTTTATTATATGAATAATACAAAAAATAATATTTTAGAATATTTAAACGATGAACAAGGTTCATATTTCACTAAAATTGTTGAAAATGTTATTACTAACCACGAAGCAGGTGCATTTGATGCTAATTATTTACTAATAACAGGTAAAGCAGGTTCGGGTAAAAGTACATTAAGTGCTAGTCTAGTAAAATATTTTCAGGACAACCCTGTATCTGATAAAGATATTCAATGTACTGCATTAACACATAAAGCACTTTTAGAACTACGCAAAAAATTAGAAAGTGCAGATGTTAATGTTGATGAATTAAATGGTGTAAGTACCGTACATTCATATTTTAACATTAAGGCTTCCATAAATTATAAAACAGGTGAGGAAGAATTCCAAGTAGATTCATATGCTAAAAAACCAAAAAAATGTTCAATTTTATTTATAGATGAAGTATCTATGATGGACGAAGCATTATTCAAATTAGTAAAATCTCAAAGATACTTATATGAAACTATTATTTTAATCGGCGATGAATTTCAAGTACCACCAGTTAATAATTCAGAGTATAATTTATTTCAAGATACAGGAATTACAAAATTTAAATTAAATGAAGTTGTTAGACAAGCAAAAGATAATCCTATTATTCAATTAGCATCGGAAATTGTTGATAAAATCGAAAACAAAGATTATAAAAATCCATCATTTTGTATTAAACGAACAATTGATTATTCCAAAAAAACAGATAAAATTAATGTAGTTACAGACACTCGTGGATTAGTAGAAGCATATTATAATTTTGTAAAAGACGATATAGGTAAACCAATTAAAGAATCCAAATTTTACAATTCATTTTTTACCACATTTACAAATAAAACAGTAAACTCTTTGAACTATGTTGCTAAATGTATTTTTAAACAATCAAATAATATTAATTTTCTTGATGTTGGTGATTTATTAGTTATGCAATCTCCAGCGTTTGACCCATATTTACCTGATGTAATTATAGCCCAAAATAATGCTGAAGTACTTATTAAAGAATTAGAAGAAGATACATATGAGGGTATAAACATATATGTAGTACATTTCGATTCACCAACTGGTAAAAATTTCCTTCGTGTAATTAAACCAGAAGAAATGAACAAATACCAAGAAAAATTAGATAAATTAACACAAAAAGCAAAGATAGATGGTAGACAATGGAGGAACTTTTACGATTTTAAGAAAAAGTTTGCGGAAGTAAAACAATATTTTGCAGTAACTTGTCATAAAGCGCAGGGTTCTACAGTAGAACAAGTATTTGTAGATAGTACAGATTTACCTTGGAGAAATGATATTGACCTGTCTTTTAGATTATTTTATGTTGCTATAACTAGGACATCAGATATTGCTACTATAAAGTATTAAGATTATTAATCTCGTCATTAAATTACAATACAGAAATAAGTGTAATATTATCTAATATATTTACAGATTTTTCAAAACAATTAACACTTGCAAATATATTATATTACATTGAAGCAATTTTAGATGGTTTTTTTAGAATAATAAATAAATTAATACATTAGATACATTAAATACACTGCATTAAACTCATTAATAAAAATTAGTGTATAATACAAATATAAAGGATACAAATGTTAGCATATATAAAATTCAATTCTTCAAAGGAATTTGAGGATTGGCAAGTACAAAAAGAAAGAAAAATCAATCAAATATCACCAATAGTAAATGACATATCATTAAAAACATCAAACAGTTCTGAACTAGAAGCGGATGGAGAAGTAACATTTGGCATCTTTGTAGTGTATTTTAAGGATTAAGAATGAATGTAATAAAAAGAGATGGTCGTAAAGAACCAATGGACCTTGAAAAATACCATGATATGGTTGGATTTTTCTGTGAAGGATTAAGTGGGTGTTCTATAAGTGAAATTGAATTAGCGGCGGCACCACAGTTTGTTGATGGTATTAAAACATCTGACATTCACAAAGTAACAACTAAAGCAACAGCAGATTTAATTAGTCTTAGAAAACCTAATTATCAATATGCGGCGGCTAGAAGTTTACTTATGGAAATTAGAAAAGAAGTCTGGGGACAATGGGAACCAAAACCCTTAATTGAAACTATTAATAAAAATATTAAATTGGGTTTTTATGAAAACTTTCATTTGTATTACACTAATGACGAAATTGATCATTGGGCTTCCAAGATTAAGTATGATCGTGACTTAGATTTTACATTTGCAGGATTAAGCACTGCTATTGATAAATTTATTGTTAAATCTAAAACTAAATCAAAATTACTCGAAACACCACAAGAACTTAATATGCTTGTTGCAATGGCAATGTTTAAAGAAGACCCAAAAAGAGATGAATTAATACTTGATTATTATAATGATCTTAGCACATTTAAAATATCGTTACCTAGTCCTATTATGAGTGGTTTAAGAACACCATCAAAAGGATATGCAAGTTGTTGTTTAATTGATTCTGGAGATACTACTAAATCGCTTACTGCAGCCAATGGAGCAGCAGTTGTTATGACAGCACACAAAGCCGGAATCGGACTTCATAATGGTAGTGTTCGCGGAACTGGTGCAGGTGTTAGAAATGGTACTGTTAAACATACAGGCCCAGTTCCTATTCTTAGATGGTTTGAAGGTGCTGTTAAATCCTTTTCTCAGGGTAGTCGTGGTGGTAGTGCCACATCCTATCATATGTTCTGGAATTGGGATATTGAAAAAATTCTAACACTTAAATCTAATAAAAGTACACCAGAAAATTCAGTTAAAAAACTAGATTATGGCATTGGTTTTAATAAACTATTTTTTGATCGTGCTAAAAATAACGAAAATATAACATTATTTAGTGCTGAAGAAACAAGAGATTTGATTAATAATTTATATGATTACAAATTATGGGAAGAAACATACTTAAAATATGAAAATAAAAGAGGTATTCGTAAAAGAAAGGTAAATGCTAGAAAATTACTTAAAACATTTGCAACAGAAAGATTTGAAACAGGTAGATACTATCCATTATTTTTAGATAATGTTAATGAAGGTCCTATTAAAGCATCAATTAGAATGTCAAATCTCTGCGCAGAAATCTTGCTTGAAGTATCGCCACTTGAGCATTTATATGACAAAAACGGACTTATTGCTCTATGTATCCTTAGCAATGTAAATGCCGGTAAAATTAAAGGATTAGATGAACTTCCAAGACTTACAAAAGAGTTAGTTCGTTCATTAGATAATATTATTGATATACAAGATTATCCATTACCTGCAGCGGAAAATAGTACTATAAATAATAGATATTTAGGTATTGGTATTAGTGATTGGGCTCATTATTTAACTAAGAAAAAAGTAAAATATGATTCCGATGAAGCACTCGATTATGCAGAAGAATTTGCCGAACATTTACAATTCAATCTCTTAACAGCAAGTATGAACCTAGCCAAAGAAAGAGGTGAAGCACCGAACTTCCGTACTAAATCTAAATATGCGGACGGATGGTTGCCAAATGATGGTAAATGGAAATTTATTAGTCATGAAAAATGGGAACAGTTAAGAAAAGATATTGTTGAATTTGGATTGAGACACATTGTTTTAAGTGCTATTCCACCAGCAGGCACATCAAGTGATTACAGTAATAGTACATCTGGTATTGATATGCCAAGAGATTTAATTGTTACCAAAAAATCTAAAATTGGTAACTTCAAACAAATTGTACCTAACTTTGCTAAAGGAAGTCAGTACTATACATTAGCAACAGAATTAGATAATATTAAATATTTAAGAATGTTATCAAGATTTCAACTGTATGTCGACCAAGCAATATCAACGAATGTGTATTGGACAGAGAATGATTTTGTTATGGATTCAAATAACAAACCTAAGTTTCCTATGAAACTTATGGTTAGAAGTATTACAGAAGCACATAGAATGGGACTAAAAACAACTTATTACTCAACATTTATTAGTATTTTGGACGAACTTCAGGAAATTATCGAAGATGGTTGTTCAGGTGGTGGCTGTCAAGTTTGATGCAATCACTTATATTAGTATTTTATTTATTATTGTTTATTGTATGGATATCAGGAATGTATATAATTGCAACATTAGTTGTGATTATATCAATAATAATTAATAAAAAATCAACTATAATATACAAAGGAACAAATAATGGAAACACAAAAAATGATAGATGAACTTCGTGTAGAAATACAAAGAGTTAAAGAGTTTGTAAATGTTAATGGATATAATAATAGTACAGCAATAAATAGTATTGTAAGAAGATATAGATCCGAATTAAAAGAACTATTACACATTATTACCATGGACCAAGATGACGGTTTAACAAAATATTAAAGGAATATAATGACACCAAGAGATTTTTGTTTCTGGTTTATGGGTTCACTTGAACTTATTGAATCAGAAAATGGATTAAACAAGAAACAAACACAAATTTTAAAAAACCATTTAAATATGGTATTTGAACATATTGTAAATGATGATGGTACACTTAAAGATGAAGTACCTAAAGAGGTAAAATCACCTGATTTAACATTAGGGCCTTTGGATTTTAACCCTACTATAAATTGCTAAAAGGATAATAACAATGACATCAACTAACTTCTGTTACTTTCTACAAGGGTACTTAGAACTTTCAGATCCTAAAACAATATCAAAAGAAGAACTTACAAGAATTAAAGGACACTTGAGACTAGCGTTTCGTGATGATATTGACCCAAGTATGGGTAACAAATTATATCAAGATAAACTTAATAAAATACACAACTACCCAAATAATGGGACAGATATAGGTAAATATTTTGAAAAGTACCTTCAGGAGAAAGATACTGATGTTTGAATGGTTAAAACAAAGAAACAAAACTAAATATATAGACATCACTAAAATTAAAGATGTTCAAGACTTATTAAACATTTTATTGGATACAGGTATTTTACCCAAAACAATAGAAGTAGCCCCGCGATTAGAACAAAAATACAAACACTTATTAAAGGAATATAAATGAAACTATATGACGAACAATTACGATTAGATATAATGAAAGAACCTATATTTTTTGGTACAGGTAGAAATATACAAAGATATGATATTATGAAATACCCAGAATTTTATGATACTGCAGAGAAAATGGATGCCAACTTTTGGAAACCTGCGGAAATTAATCTTACACAGGACCAAATAGATTACAAAGAATTTGAAGAAAATGTACAAAACATTTTTAACAAAAATCTTAAAAGACAAATTGTTTGGGACTCAAATCAAGGTCGTGATATACTTGCTACATTTGGTAGAGTATGTACAAACCCAGCATTCGAAGTAGCAATGACTAGATTACAATTTCAAGAAGTAAATCATAGTGATACATATTCATATATTTTAAGAAATGTATTTGACAATCCCGCAGAGATATTTGATAGTATTTTAACAGAAAAAACAATAACAAAACATACAATTAGAACTATGCAACCTTATGAAGATTTTTATAAATTACTTGCTAAATATGAATATCTTAATGATGTTAAGGCTGACGATAGTACAACATTTAAAAAATTAAGAAAATTTGTATTTAGTACAGCAGAATACTTACATATTTTAACACCGCCAACTGATTTTGAGATGAAAAAAGCACTATGGTTAGCACTTATTGCTTGGAACATAATTGAGGGTATTCGTTTCTTTGTATCGTTTGCTTGTACATTTGCATTTGCTGAAAATAAAAAAATGACTGGTAATGCTCAAGAGTTAAAACTTATTGCAAGAGATGAAATTTTACACTTACAAATTACACAAAAACTTATTAACATATTAAAAACAAATGAGGAAGAAGGATTCTTTGAAGTTATTGAAGAGTGTAAAGATGAAGTAACACAAATGTATGCAGATGCTGCCTTTGATGAGATTGAGTGGGCAGAAGAACTATTTGAAGAAGGTTCAATGATTGGATTAAATGCCGATATTTTAACTCGTTATATGAAACACATAACAAATGTAAGACTTAGAGCAATCAAAGAACCTAAAATGTTTACTGAAATTACACAAAATCCACTACCTTGGATGGACCAATGGTTAGGCCAAGGTAAAGAAGAAGTCCTTCCTCAAGAATTAGAAATAGTGGATTACAAAATTGGTATTATGTCGGATATGGAAGAAGATGAATGGGATGATATTTTTTAATAAAAAATATCATTTTATTTACTAAATAGATAAAAATAGTAAATAAAGGATTAAAATGAACCAAGAAACAGATTTAATAACAAAACTAAATCAACCTCATAATACACAATTAGATACTTATAATAATATTACAAGTTCAAACACTAATATTGATTTAACAAATACTACATTCACTTTGGATTGTAGTATTATTTTAAAAGGTAAAGAGTACACAGTAGACGATTTAGTTGAATTACTTGAACTAAAAGAAATGCTTAAAAAATTACACCCAGAAATATTTTTAGTAGCTTAATATTAAAAGTATATAAGTTTCTTTTAATAATAAAAATGTTATAATAATATATATAAAGGATATGAATGAGAGTAAAACAACTAGGAAACGGTGGTGGATTTGATTTTGATAAAACAAACTCATCATTTTTAATAGAACACAGTAATACAACAATTTTATTTGATTGTGGTTTTAATATTATGAATAAATTAAAATCAGATGATAGTATAGATATCGAAAAAATAGAAAATGTGTTTATTTCACACATGGATGAAGATCACATTGGCAATCTTAAAATGTTGATTTATTGGCGATATTTTATGTATAATAAAATTACCACTGTTATTTGTAATAGTAATATTAAAGAAAATATTTTAGATTATCTCAAGCATATAGATTCTGAACTTATTGGATGTCAAAATACTTATGCTCATATGTTTAACATAAATACTACAATGTATGATACTACTATAAAAATAGATAAAATAAACTTAGAATTTATCAAAGCATATCATGGTGTTATATCAACAACAGGTGTTATATTTACACATAATAAAAAAAGTATATACATTAGTGCGGACACAAAAGCAAATAAACAAATTGAAGATAAAACTAAAGACTGTGACCTTATTTTTCACGATTTTAGTAATTGGGATTGTGTAACAAGAAATGTACATACTTGTAAAACAGATTTTGAATTAGAATATTCAAAAGAATACCAAAATAAAGTAATCAAGTATCACACAGGTAGTTTAGATTTTTACAAGGATTGGCGAAATGTATAAAGATTTAATATCAAAGAAATTTGGTGTTTACTTTATTAGATGGCAAATCAGTGCATGGGTGATGTTACCATTTATGTTGGTGTTAGCAGCACATCTTCCACTATGGTTAAATCTTATGATGGGTCAAGCAATAGGGTCAATTATTTTTTGGGAAATCGATAAGTATATTTTTAAGTCACATAAAACGGATAATGTTGAAGCTGATATCGAAAATATTGTAAATAATTTAGAACCAAGAGTATCTGATAGAAAATTGTAGATAACCGTAATTATAAATAAATTATAATCAATCAACATAAAGGGTGTATAAGTGTTAAAATATATAAAAAATAAAGTAAGTAAGTATATAATATCTAAAGAGATAAATAAATTTATAACTCTATCTAAACCAAAAAAAGAAAAAGTTGAATTAGTAGATATTAATGTTACGGAATTCGAATTGCCGAGAAATGCACAATATAATCCTAGAATACCCGATTTAGTTAATGGTAAAGTATTTTCATAAATGACACCTAAACAAATTGTCGAGTATTTAAGAACAAATATAAGTAAATGGAACCAAATAATTGAAAAATTAGATGATGATGATACTTTTATTAATGTATGTAATTATAAAATTACAGCAGCAAAAGAAAAAATTTCTAATATAATTAAAAAAGAAAGTCCTGAAGACTTCTTAAAATAAACACAAAACAAAGGATAAAAATGATAACACATACAGATGTACCAAGTAAATATTTTGTACCAGCAAAGGACCTAATCATAGTTCAGCCTAGAGAATTACCAAAAGGCGAAGTTACAGCAGAAACAGGAATTGTTTTAGAAATGGAGCAAAATACTTCAGTAGTAGACCGTCCGACTCTTGGAAAAGTAATAGCAGTTGGTGTAGACTTAGATCAGAGTATAGTAGGAACTACAATTATGTGGGCAGAACAAGACGGTATTGATGTAATACTAGAAGACGGAATGTTTCTAGTATTACAAGAAAAGTCAATTATCGGAACAGTTAAAGCAGATTAATATGTCAAAAGCAACCTCAGCAGCAGACAAAATTAATGCTATTAGTGCTAAATTTGATGCTGCCGAAGCACTTATTGGCACTGATATTCAAACAACTTTAGATTCAAGTGTGCAAGAAATAGTTAAAAATAAACAAGAGTATAATCCAGTTGATGTTATGAGTTTACAAACAATGTCAGAAGATTTTTCATTTTCAAGACAAACACTTAAAGAATCTATTGTTTATGGTAGAAAAGTTCTTGAAATGGCAACACAAGATTTATTACTTGCAGAGGGCGATAAAAAATCAGGAAATACTATTGCATTTGCAGAACTTACCACTGCTGTTCTTAATGGTGTAAAAACTTATTCACAATTATATAAAGATTTTTCTACTGTACTACTAAATATTAAGAAAATAAACAACCAGGATACACCTGATACAATTAATAATACAGTTAATATTATCGAAGATATTTCAACGGTAGATCTTATTGAACGAATGAAAAATGCCGATAATAACTAAAAGTTTAACACTTTTCTATACTATAAATAGTTAAAAAAGAGGTACACTTGAATTTTAATTATACAAATAGAAACGAATATAAAATGTTCTCTTCTCAAACAGCTGAACTTATTAATTTATATGGTATTAAGTGTAAATTACTTTTAACAGAAAAAATTAATTACGACAAAAGTTGTTTTGGCGATTATCAAAGTATAAAAACAAATAAAGAAGACACATTTTTAATTCCTATGCTACCGGAAAATAGTGATACTTATGATGATATTGGAATTAACTTTTCTGAATTTGGTATGCTAAATGTTGAAAGTATTAATATGTTCGTATCCAGAAAAGTTATTGATAAAGTATTTGAGGAAAAATTTGATGAAGAAGGTGTTGAAGATGAAGAATATGTTGTTGACTCATTTAGTCCTATCAAAAGACTTCAATCTAATTTAGTTATTTTACCTAGTAATAGAGTTATGGAGATAACAAATGTAGAGTTTATGGTGCCAGGAATCAATAATTTATTTACGGAACAAGATACTAAAAATGTTTACAAACTTACTATGAAAACATATGATGTTAAACTTACAGATGATCTGGAATCTATTAATGACGAAGACACTGAAACTATTGGTAGTTACAAAGAATTAGATTCCTACTTCAACGAACTTACAAATAATCATAATACAGTAGAAGACGAAGCAAAGGTTCAAATAGATAAAGATACAGAAAAAATTGTTGTACCCCCAGCAGATGATGTATTTGGGAGATTTTAAATGGCTAAAGAATATGTATTAATAAAAGACACTAAAGAAAAATTAGAAGTTATTGAAGTTATTGATAATATGACTAAAATTAAAAACGCTAAAGGTGAAGAATATAATGTTCCTAGTTCTTATTTAATTACTTTAGAACATTATCTTTATATTAAATCAGAAAAGAAAAAACTTAAAGAGCAGTTAAAAAAATAATATAAACTACAATTATTTTACTTTTTTAATAATAGGTGATATTTCATGCAAAACTTCTTTAGTTACTTCAGGATTATAAGTAAGTGATGATATTAGTAAAATAATAGCAATAGCAACAATAAGCATTTTAGGAGATATAGCATTATTTAAATATTTTTTAACTTTAATATGTATTGCTGTTTCCGTATGCTGCTCTGTTAATACTTTATGTGATAATTCATTTAGTTCCTTCATTAATTCATCTCTCGATATAATACCGTCTAACATCTTCTCTTTAATAATACACATTTCACGAACAGATTCTTTTAAAATTTCTTTAAATGCTTCATTTTGAGTTTTAAGACTATCTATGCTATTTTCAAAATATTGTATTACTTCTTTAATATCTTTAAAATCTGCACTAATTTGTATTAAAGTAGATGTGTTTTGTTGAAATTGTAGTTCGTGCAATTCTTTATCTAATTTTTCAAATATTCTTCTAATTTCTTGTTTAGTGACTTTCATACACACCTCATTATAATTTATAGTATTTATAAATACCTTTTTATTATTTAGAATTTAGTTGCAATTCAGTCAAAAAAATAAATTTAATTTCTTTTTCTTCACAAAATTTACCAGCTTCCTTCCATTTAGCTGAATTTATTGCGTATGTCGTAAGTGCTTTTTTATAATTTTTCTCAGATTTAATTGATATTTTTTTAGGTTTTTTTGGTGGTACAGTTTCGCTGCTAGATTTAATTTCTATTAAAAATGTTTGTCCGGTTTCAAAAGTAACAAGTAAATCAGGAAAATATCTATGAATTTTATTATCTGTTGGTTTTACATATTTTATTGCAAACGGTTCACAAGCCCAAGATTTAATCTTTGGGTTAATGTCGCAAAATTGAAAGGCTTTTAGCTCTAAACCGCTCTTATACTCAACAGAACCTGTTGATTCGTTAAAACTTTTCATATAATCATCATGTGATGGTACAAACTTATCTAAATTTTTAAGTTTATACCATCCTTTTTTATTACGATAACCCATATTAATCCTTTAAAATTTTAAAATAAATTACTAACACCAGAAATAATATCAGAATCAGTGTTACCAAGAATGCTCCCAATTAATCCGGAATTATCATTTTTAATAGGAATGAATTCTGAATATGTAAAATCTATACTAAACTCGGACATAGTAGAAGTATCACCATCATCCAATTCTACCGTTCCTATTGTAGTCGGATATGCATTTTGTAATTTATACCCATACACTTTTTTACCAGTATTTCCTAATTGCCATATATTAATATCTGTTTGGTATATAGGATGACCAGAATTGCCGTCAAATGCGTTAAGTAAAAATGACATACCACCATCTGTTTCAAATGATGTTTTTAATGTATTAGCCGCTTTAATAAGTCCGTCAACTGTTTCTGTTAATTTTCCTACATTATCACCTAATTTTCCAAGAAGTCCATCACCTTTTGGTTTTGTTTGGTCTACAAGTGATAACCAATTATCAAATATTTCACGAATACTCATATTACTATCGTCTACAAATGATACAGAATATGTACCAGCAAATGTTGTTTCTGCTCTAACATTATATTTTCTACCTAAGTGAAATATAGGTGTTGTTGATATTGTTCGTTCTGGTAATGATGTACTTCTACAAAGTATATTTAATTTTTTACCATCACTTCCTGGAACTGGTATTTCTAATAAGTACTTTGATTTTCTTAAGCCTAAACCCGGTCCTAGGTTCTTCTTTAAGTCGCTAATTGTAAAATTCATGTTATTATCCTAAAAATTCATCTATTGAAGTACCAACTGTTTTACCAGCATCTTGTATTTTAGCTGAACTTGCTGCTGCTTTTTCGTTAATATACTTACCTGCAGTACTATCTGATATATAACCCATTGCTTTATTAACAGCACTATTTGCAGTATCTTGTATTTTTCCAAGAATTGCATTAGCAATATTATCAGCATTAATACCCTCTTTCTTCTTTACAATATCAAAATGTGAATACGAAAATGTTACACTAAATTCACTTATTGTTGATATGGTTTCAGACCCCATATTTATTTGACCAACTTCTCTAGGAAATACATTATAAAAGTTATACGAAACTTCGTCTAAATCACCTTCAAAATTTAATTGAGTTAATATAATATTTGTTTTGTACGCACCTAATCCTTCATTATTTATTTTTGATTGTAATGCTGCCAATTCTAGTGTTTTATTTTCTGAATAATTTTCAAAATTTAATGCTTGTGCCCATTCGTAAAACATTGATCTGTATTTATGTTTGGCATCTGCATAAAATGTTAAATCTAAAGTATGCCCAAATCGTTCTTGACCTGGTACTGGTACATTTCTACCTTTATATTTAACCATAATAATGTCATTTGTTTTAGTAGGAAATATAGCAGATTTACAAATAACATCAAGATTTTGTTCACTTTTTTCAAATACTGTAGGTAATGTTACTTCACATCGAAATTTTGATGGTCTTGCACCATCTTGTAATACATTATTAAGTAAATTTTGTACAACATCACTCATATAATACCTTCTTTTTAGTATTTATAAATACTAAAAAAGGAGATACATTTGAAAATATCTGATGCAGTTAATATAATCCAAAATAAAAAATGGACAAAAATTAATAATTATTCTATTTACATAATGTTTGACGCTCCTACAAATGGCGGAACAGGTCCTCAAGATTTTGCTAAAATGTGTGGATGGTATGATATTGAACCAGACGATTTAAATTCTTCATTAATAAGTTTAACTACACCAAATTATGCAAATGCAAATGTAATGCAATATGTGTCATATGAGTGGAGATTTCATCAAGGTAGAGACGAAATATATAGGTTTTCTATGACATTTAGAGATTATGATCAAATGAAACTTTATAACACATTTAGAACACTATATATTAAAGGTAAAGAACAATATTATGATAAAATAAAAATGAATGTGATGATCTTATTAGATGAAGATATTGGTGTTTACACTATGCCAGTATTTCAAACAACTACTGCTATTATTGAATCTGTATCACAGTTACAATTTTCACATAATACAGAAAATCAAATAGCTGAATTTACTGTAAACTTTATTTGTAATACAACAGAAGTAGGTGGCGAATATACTAATCATTCAGGTAAAACTGGTATATTTGAAAAATAATAAATAAACAAAGGAAAGAAATGAGTATTCAAAGTAATCAAAACACAAACAACGAAATTAAGTCAAGAGGTACAGTACAAATGCCTTCAGTTAATACACAAACAGTTCAAAATACTTCTGTAAAAACAGAGTTTTTTGAAATTAATTTAGGGCATAAATCAGTATTTGCAAGAAAATGGAAAGCTAAAGACAGAAAAAATTTTAAAAAAGCAATACAATCTGATGAAAATTTAGATAATGCAATAATGAAAGCATTGGTTATGAACTGTTTAGAAAACAAGAATGTTGCACTTACACAAGACGAAATACAATATATTTTAGTAACAATAAGAAAACATAGTATATCTGATAAAGTAAAATTTGAATATATTTGTGACGAATGTGAAGAAAAAGTAAATCTTACACTAAATATTGATGATGTCAATTCCTTTCATTACAGTGAATGGAAAGAGTATAAAGGTATAATGTTTGGAAATATCCCTAATGCTAAATTTTATAATGAAAATAAAGAACTTGGCGATGATATTAATGAAATTGCATTTCATACTGTAAGTATTAACGGTAATCAAAGTATGACTTTTGATGAAGTTATTAATTATTATGAAGAAATGGATATTGATGAATTTGATGATATTTTTGAAGCATTTTTAAACCAAACATTTACATTACTTAATAAAAAAGAAGTGGAATGTCCACATTGTAATAATAAACAAGTTTTTGAATTTGATGAAATACCAGGATTTTTCCCTGATACTTGGTTAAAATAAATTATGAAAAAGGTTCTAAGATATAATGATAAGGTAATTACATTAACACCTTATAATACAATTCAAGAAAGGGATATTTTATTATATACTTCTGGTAAATATGAATTTGATGCTTTAATGGAAATAGTTGAAGATAATATAAAAATCCATGAGCCTTATACATATAATGATTTATCTAATAATGAAAAAATGTATATATTATTAGAACTTAGACATATATCCGTAGGTGAAGTATTTTCATTTATCAAAAAATGTGAAAGTTGTGGTGAAAAATATGAGTTAGATATTCAATTTGAAAATGTTCTTAAAGAAGGCAATTTATCATCTTACAAAGATTTTAAATTAAAAGAAGCATTTTCGAATGATTATAACGATTATGTAGATTTTGATATAGATGAATTGGACATAGATATTTATGACGACCTTGTTAATTATATAGAGGAACATAAAACTAAATTTAATTTTACAGCGGAATCAAAATGTATTCATTGTGGAAATATTAATAATGTTACATTATTAAAAAAACATCTTATAGAAAATTTAAGTGAAGACACATTAACTAATTTTTATCATACAATAGGTAGTATGGTTTATCATGGTCATTATTCTAAACTAGACATTGATAGTATGTTACCATTTGAACGAAGTGTATATTTGTCAATTCTAAACGAAGAACTTAAGAAAGCTGAACAAGGAGATATGTGATGGAAGAAGAAATATATACTAAAAAAGCACAAAAGGAAATTCTTAAATTAAAAAAAGAAAAAACATCAATAATAAAAGAAAAAGAAGACCTTGAAGAAAAGTTAGAGAAAAAACAAGCAAGTTTTTTATATAAAAAAGTTAGTAGTAAACTAAATACTGGTAGTTTATTTTCAAATAAATTAGAGAAAAAAATTGCTAAAAAACAAGAACAAATAGATAAATTAGATCTTAAAATTAGTGATGTAGAATTTAATGGATTAATAAAACCTGTAGATATTAAAAAAGGTACTGTTGAAGGATATGAATATGAAAACAAAGTTCTTGATCAAGTAATTAACAAATACAAATTATCTATGAAAACTGCTAATGTTACAGATATTAGTCTTATTAAAAAAGTTATAAATTTTAAACAAAATAGAAAAATTAAAAAAGTTGAAAAACTTAAAAAAATAAATGATAAAGAAATTAAAAAACTAAAAAGACAGGAAGAAGATGTAAAATATCAACAAGAATTAGCAGAATTAAACAAACCAAAATCATTAGATGATGAAACTAGCCAGTTTGACAAATCAAATGAAAGTAAAGTTAATACACAAAAATCTAAAAAAATAGTGAAAAAACTTTTTACTAAAGTTTCTCAAGTATCGACTGAGGAATCTACTGATTCTAAAAATACAAATAAACCAGCAGAAGCGGTATCAGAAATTAATTTTGATAGTATCAATAGTTTTGATTTAAGTAATATTTCAAAATTAATAGGTATTAATACTAAAATATATGAAGTGTTGTCAAAAATAGAAGAAGACTCTATTGATGAACAGGATACATCTATAAAAACTTCGTCAGTACCAAATTCTGTTGAAGTACAAAAAGTATCTCAAATAAATGAACCAGAAAAAAAAGATGACGAAAGTTTTCTTAGTAAACTTATTAAAGGGTTTATGTTATTATTTGGACCTAAACTATTTAAATTTTGGAAAATGTTCAAAGGGTCTGGATTATTTAAATTTTTGAGTAAACTTGTTAAAGTTAGTGGTAGTATATTAAAATATCTTGCTAAAGAAGTGTGGAAAACATTAAAAGGTATTGGAACATTAAGTAAATGGTTGGGTAGTAAAATATCAGAATATTTGAAACCTGCTGGTAAATTTATGAAATCCATATTTAGTTCTATTAAAGGTAAAATAACTGAAAGTGTTGAAGCAGCAAAAAGTGCATTTATGAAAAAATTTGGAGAACCATTACAATGGTTAAAAAATAAAGTAGGAACACTTAAAAAGTTTTTTAGTGGATTAGCAGATAAAGCAAAAAATATTAAAGACAATGTTGTTAAAAAAGTATCAGATGCTAAGGATTTTGTAAAAAATAAAGCTGGTGCTGCAAAAGATTGGGTATCAAATAAATGGAATAGTGTAAAAACTAAAGCAAAAAATATTAAAGACAATGTTGTTAAAAAAGTATCAGATGCTAAGGATTTTGTAAAAAATAAAGCAACAAATATTAAAGACAATGTTGTTAAAAAAGTATCTGTAGTTAAGACTAGAATTGTTAAAAATGCTAAAAGTGTTTACAAAGGTGCTAAAGGATTGGCAGGTAAAGCATTAACAGTTGTTAAAAAAGGTATCGGTAAAGCAGTAAAATTTGGTAAGAGTAAAGTAGCTAAATTAACTGGTGCTGCAAAAGCATTAGCTAAGAAAACTGTAATGCCTATGGTTAAAAAAATTATAGGAAAAGTAGGACTTAAAGCATTGTCAAAAGTTGCAGGGTTTATACCAGGTGTTAGTATTTTGACAGGTTTAGGGTTTGGAATATATGAAGCAATGAAAGGAAACTACAAAAAAGCTGCACTTGAAGTTATTGCTGGTTTAGTTGGTAGTATTCCTGGAGTAGGACCCGCTTTAGGATTAGCAATTTCTGTTGGTGGTGAAAGTATATTAGATAATGCTAAGAAAACAAACAAATTAAGTGAAACAAATAACAAGTCTTTAACACCACAACAAAAAATAATAGCGGAACAATTAGAATCAAATAAAAATCCAGAATCACCGGTTAATGGAGCACTAGCCACAGAAAATTCATCTCAAAAAAATGAATATGATAAAGATGATTATATTAATGAAGAAATTAAAAAAGACGAAAACGAGTATCAAAAAAGTATGATGGTAACAAATAAATCGCCTAAAGAACTTGAGAAAGCACAAACATTAAACAACATATCGTCAATTATTAATAAAAGATCACAATTAGCACCTGCTTTAGCTGCGACTCCTATTGCTAATATAAATAATATACAGATGGAACAGAATCCCGATAATATACATTTATCAGAAGCATTCAATAATTCGTACAAATAAGGAAAATAAATGGCAGAATTTGGTAAAAAAGCAGCAAAAAACAAAACAAAAACACCTATTCCTGATAGTGGCGCGTTAACAAAAAAAGCAGTAATGGGTAAAAGACAAATTACTAAAGACACTAAAAGATTATTATATTTTCCTGACGATATTATGAGTAAGAATTTTAATAATAAGCGATTATATATTACTATATATAAATCAAAATCAGTAGAAGATATTGAAACACAACTAAAAAACACATATAATAGAGCAAAAGATAAAATGTCTGCTGCTTCAAAAACAGAAGGTGATGCTATAGACAAAACTAAAGCAGTTGCAAGTAGTATTGGTAGTATTTTAAACGAAGTGGAAGAGTTTAAGGGTGAAGAAAAACTTATTATAGCATTACCTTTACCTAACGAATTATCAGATTCTCAAGCACACGGATTTAGTACAGATACTGGTATTGTTAAAGATGTTGTGGATACTGCTGATGATATAGCATCTGGTTTAATTGGGTTCAGTATTAATAAAGCAATAGGTAGAATTGCTAGTACATTAAGTGTTCCGAGAGTTCTTGCAAATCCTGGTTATTTTCAAAACTACACAGGTTCGGAACCCAGAACTTTTTCATTTAGTTTTAAAATGATACCAAAATCAAGAAAAGAAGCAGATACGATTATTGAAGTAATTAAACAACTTAAAAAACATAGTTCACCATCAATTACAGCAAATAGTATTATGAGAGCACCTAATTTCTTTCATTTTTGGTTTAGTAATGATACTCTTCAAATATTAACAGGTATTAGACCTTGTATTATATCAGACATTGCTACAAATTATGCAGGTAGTGGTATTCTAGAAACAACTATGGACGGTATGCCTAAACAAATTGATATAACAATTACTATAAAAGAGCTTCGTACAATTACAGAAGATAAATGGTATGTTAAGGAGGTTAAATGAAAAATACAGTATTAAAATATGATAAAATTAGCAGTTTAAGTTTTATTTCCGAAGATTACACTTCCAAAAAAATGGATAAAATCCGTGAGTTAAAAGAATTATCCGATGCAGATTGGGTAGAATATATCGAATTATTTGATAACCAAACTATTGAACAAATTTCATTTATTCTTTATGGTAGTGCAAATTATTGGGACCTTCTTATTGTTATTAATGGTATAGACCCATTATTTGATATGAGTTATGATTTCGACATACTTGAAAAAATTGCAGAAAACAAAGTACAAAAATACTTAGATAATTATGCTGGAGCATACAAAAGTGATACATACGATAGGCTTAAATCACTTACACTTAATAAAGAAATAGTACAAAATGAAATAAATAGACAATTAAAAATAATAAAACCAGAAAAACTTTATGATTTTATGAGTCTTTTGAAAGAAGTTGAATTATGAGTACAAATACTGGTTTATTAGTAGATTCATGTAATTTTAAAACACTTACACTTACAATAAATGATATAGAAATACAATCAAATTATATTAATGAAATAAGTATTGATTGGAGTGGCAAGTTTCGTATTTATGGTAATGTAACTATAAATGACCATTATGATTTAGTAAATACTATGCTAGAAAATCCAGGCCAACGACTTAAAATAAAACTTGTAGATAATTACAATACAGCATTTATTCGTGAGTTTATTATTACAAATAGTGGTGAAATAAAAGAACAAGATTTTAAAACAATTCAACTTAAATTTCAAGATACTATATCGTTTATATTACAAAATACATATAAAGCAAAATCATACAAAGAAACAACTCTTGCAGATGTTTTTAATGATTATTTATTAACAGAAGTTGATAATAATACAAAAATTATAAACGAATTTAAAATTAAATTAATTTCACAGAAAACAAGAAAATTAAGTAATTTTATTGTACCATTACATATAGATTTTCTAACATTTATTGAAAAAGAATTTGATAGAGAAGGTGTTTATTTTTATCAAACTAGAAAATATATGGTTATTGGTGACGAAGATATTCCTGATATGTTTAAAAGTGATGAATTACCATATGTGCAGGTTGGTAAAACTGATTTATACGGCTTTAAAATGATGGAATATCAATTGCAATTTAATAATATTCGTAGAACAAACAATATAAAAAAATCAAAGATTATGGCATATAATCCTGAAACAAAATCTATAGTATCATATACTAAAAACCTTGAAAATTTTATGGATGAATTTAATTTAGGTGGTGTTGTTAAGAACTCGCAATTAACTAACGGTACACAATACGATACTAAAAGTTTAATGATAGATACACAGGAATATAGACATAAAGAATACAAATATAACACGGAAATGAATATTATAGTTCCTGGTAATATACAATATAGTTTATTATGGAAAGAAGTACAAGCTAGAGTTTCTGGGTCTCAAGTGTCTATTGAAACAAGAGAAACAGGTGATGTAAAACTTAGTGGTACATATGAAATAGCAAGGGTGGAAGACAAAATAATAGCAGGTCAAAAATTTATACAACGATTAACTCTTAGAAGAATAAATGAAGGTAAACAATGAAATTATATAGAGCAGTAATAGAAAATAATATTAGTCCTAAAAAAGATGGCAGAGTTCAAGTAAGAGTAATCGGTATTCATGATGAAAAATTAAAAAATGTTAAAACAGAACATTTACCATGGGCAGAAGTAATGCAAAGCACTGCTTTTGGTTTTAGTAGTGGTGTGGGATTTAGTTCAATTCCAAATATAGGAACTTGGGTATTTGTTACAATGGACCACGAAAACCCTAATATGTTTATAGTTTTAGGTGCTATTAGTGGTAAAAGTACTAAAAAAGCAGACAAAACTGTTGGCTTTAATAGTCCAGACGGTGTTTTTCCACTTGAAGATAGACTAAATGAAGAAGACCAAAATAGATTACAGCGTGTTGATAAATTGGAAGAAACAATTCACAAAAAAATAAACGACACTTTAGATATTTTTACTAAAACAGACGGTGTATCTGGTGCAGATGTTAGTATGACAGAACCTAGTTCATTGTCTAATTTAAGCAAATATCCAGATAATGCAGTGATTGAAACTAAATCAGGTCATGTTATTGAAATAGATGATACTCCAGGTAATGAAAAAATTCGTATGTATCATAAAACAGGCACATATATTGATTACAGACCCGATGGTAGTATATCAAAAAAGGTTATGAAAAACATTAACAAAATAGTAGAAGGGTATGTTGATACACATATTAAATTAGGTGTAAAAAATTATATTGAAGAAAACCTGGACGAAATTATTTTGGGTGGTATTAGACAAAGTGTGGAAATGGACAACTTTCAACATATAGCAGGATTTTTTAAGATACAGGCAGATGGGAATTTACTTATTAATAACGATGTTAAAATCGATGGTAACTTAGAAGTAACTAAAAAAATTACAGCTAATAAAGATATTAGTTCAAAAGCAGAAATTGCAGATTTTAAAGGAAATTTAAGTTCCCTTAGAGATAAACATGACGCTAATGTAGCAGTTTATAATAGTCATACACATAATTCCTCTGACCCTGCACATCACCCTGTAACAGTTGTTCCTAATCAAACGGAAGCTAACGACCCTAAAACAAGATGGGGCGATTATACTTGGAGTAATACACCAAAAGGGTTTAAATAAAAGTTAATAATAAAATTGTTATAATTAAAATATTATCAATATAACAAAAAAAAGGATAAATATCAATAAATCACAACAAACAAATAAAGATATGATAGTATCAACACTTAGATGGGTATTTGGTATTATTTTAACTATTGTTATTGTAAGTGCAATGACTTACAAACACTTACATAAACCCAATTATCAACACCCTTTACATCATAAGAAATATTAATTCTTACTTAAATTTACATTAATGTACTTCTTAATTTTATAAATACATTGTTAAAGACTCAAATGTGTTAGTGTTTATGACACTTCCTATGTAGTTGTTATTATTTACCAAAATAATAACAGTTTGGCTACAATCAATATTAGAGTTCTTTGTTACTTAACCTAAAGAGGGGTTTTGACCAACAAAGGTAACAAATCAAACAATTAAGGAGGCATAATATGTCTTTACTCTCACCCGGCGTAGAAATTATAGAAATTGACGCATCAGCAATCGCTCCAACAGTATCTAACTCAATTGCATGTTTCGCAGGAGATTTTGATCAAGGCCCAGTAGGTGTTTATATGTTAATTACTAATGAAGATGAATTAGTATCATTCTACGGCAAACCAACCAAGAAAAATTATAATGATTGGGCACAAGCATCATCATTTTTAAAATATGGTAACAAATTATTTGTTTCAAGAGCAGCAAATACAAATGCTAGTACAGAAGAAATTGACGGTGTAACAGTAACAGAGGATGTTATAAATAATACTATTGTTAATTTATCAGGAAATTTAGATAAAATTAAAATAGGTGATTATGTTGCATTTGGTAACGATGAAGGTTCAATTAAAATAACTTATGTTGTTATGTCTAAATCTGTAGATTCAAATAATTATACAAGTTCTATTGAATTAGATAGAGCAGTTTCTGTTACAGTAGCAGATGATAATAAAATTTATAGTATTTCTCAATCAATGAATAGTGTTTTTGACGCAGTAGAAGACGGTGCAACGGCAGTATCGGATGTCGATTATGTAAGAACACAAATTCCAGTATTAAATTACTCTGATTTTGAAAACAAAGAAACATCGATCGCTATGAATGGTGCTACATCTAAACTTAAATTTATTGCTAAAAACCCAGGTAATTGGGGCAATGATATTGAAGTTGCTATTGCAAATTCAGAAGATTTTGGACAAGCAAAACAAGCATTTGAAGGCATTTCGCTTGATGATTTATTCGAATATTACCCAGTAACAGGCGAATTTGGTATTGTTGTTAGAATTAATGGCCAAATTAAAGAAACTTTTACAGTATCATTTGATGAAAACGCTAAAGACCAAAATTATAAATCAATGTATGTAGAAACAGTTATAAACACTAAATCTAATTACTTATTTGTAAAAGATAATATCAATAATATCAATCCTATCGATTCTTACTTATTTAGCGAACCAAAAGGAACTATATTTTTAGTTAACGGTACTGATTCTGTTATGGGTCTTGATGACTTAAATACTGCTTATGAAGTATGGGACAATAAAGAAGAAGTTGATGTTGATATTGTAATAGGTAATGAACTAGATTCCGGACTTAGTGCAAAAGCATTAGTTGATGTAAGAAAAGATTGTATAGCATTTATTGGTGCTAACAGAGAAGACACTGTAGGTCTTAAAGCATCTGATATTGTTAGTAAATTAGTTGCTTGGAGAAAAACAGGTGCACTTAATTATAATGATATGTTTGTAGTTGCTGCAGCAAACTATGCTTATGTTTATAACAAATATCTTGATAAATATGTTTGGATTAACATTGCAGGACACATCGCAGGTCTTAGAGCACAAACAAGTACAAACAGAGCAAGTTGGTGGGCATCAGCAGGTCTTGAAAGAGGTCAACTGAAAGGTATTACTAAATTAGCATTTAATCC